TTCTGCGCTCCGATAATTGATATTTATACCAACCATTTGTTTAAACAGCCGGTCGAAGAAAACTTCGGGAATATAAAAAAAGAAGTTGAAGAACGTGTTAACAATATTGATCTTCAAGATTCGTCAATAACTGAGTTCAGGAAAGAAATAAGCGAGATTTCACAAATATATGGTCATGCGTTTGTTATGGTTGATAGTCCGACGGTATCGAACCAGATATACAGCTTACAGGACAAGATTGATGCAAACGCGTTCCCTTACTTCTCTATATATCATCCGCAGAATGTTATTAACTGGGCGCTTGATGATCACGGGAAACCGTATTGGGTAATGCTTCGCATAACACAAGAAACAAATACCGATCCTCAGAATTATGATAAAGAGAAGGTGGCGGAAGAAAGATACATCTTAATCACGCGGGACGAATGGTTTGTTTTTAATTCCAAGTATGAACAAGTTTATAATGGGACCAACCCGCTCGGAGAGGTCAATCTTGTTTGTATTTTCGACAAGAAAAGTAAACGATACCGAAACTTCTTTGGAACAAGTTTTCTTGCCGACATAGCGTTTATCGCCCGCAATGTATATAACTCATGTTCAGAGTTGCACCAGATATTAAGGGACCAGACGTTTGCGTTTCTTGCCGTACAAGGGACAAGCGACGAATATAATGAGTTATCAATAGGTACAAGTCTTGGCTTGCTTTATCCTCCCGAACGCGCGACACCTGTTTACGTAAGTCCTCCGTCGTCAAATGCGGAAGTATATTTCCAGCATATTGACAGGCAAATATCTAAGATGTTTCAGATTGCGAAACTCGAAGGCGGGACAGCTTCTTTTGATGGCCAGACAGCGGTACAGCAATCCGGTGTTTCAAAGGCATGGGATTTCAACCAGACCAACAGTGCGTTAAGTAAAAAAGCGTCGAACATGGAAGATGGCGAAATGAAGTTATGGTCAATGTTCGCTAAGTGGGAAGGAAAAGATTTTGACGGAAGCGTTCAATATCCGACGGAGTTCAGCGTCAAGAGTTTGAATGAAGATTTAGACGAAGCTGAAAAGTTATTTAAACTGAATCTCGGAAAAATGTTTAATGATACGATTAAGGAATCAATTATCAAAAAACGGTTTCCGCGTATGCCGGAAGAAAAAATAAAAGAGTTAATATCCAATATGACCGCAGCCCCGGAGAAGAATGAACAAATAGAAACACCCGGAGCAAGGATAAGTAATAGATTGACTTTATTTAAACAGAACGCCAACCAGGCGGGTAAGAATGGGGGAAGTAATGAATCACAATCGTAAAATCAATTTTTTGTTCTTTCTGAATAATCGTGGGGAAGTTCCGTCAGCACCGCCGGCACCACCTACACCTCCGGCAGAAGTAAAGTTTAGTGCTGAACAACAGCAAATTGTTGACCGTATTGTGCAGGATCGTGTTGCGCGAGAACGGTCGAAATATGCCGATTATGATGAACTCGCAAAGTTCAAGCGTGAACACGAAGTTAATGCCGAGGCGCAGAAGCAGAAAGAACTTGAAGCACAGAAGAATTATGAACAGGCAAAGCTAGGGCTTGAAAAACAGATAACTGATTTACAGGGGGTTGTAAAAAGTAAAGATACTTTAATAGCGGACTTAAACATTTCTCATTCTTTGACATCTGAGATTATGGCGCAGGGCGGGTATGTTGACGAGGCGCTTGCCATGCTTAAAGGCAACGCGGTTGTCCAGGAAGGGAACGTCCTTATTAAAGGTAAAGACGCAAACGGTATTGAAGTAATGTTGCCGATTGCGGACGGAGTTAAACAGTTTCTTACCGCGCGGCCGTATCTTGTTAAAGCAACGCAGAAATCTGGGCCTAGCGGTCCGGGTGGTTTACCTCCGGCACCAGCGGCAGGGACCGATACGCTTACGGACCTGAACGAGCAGTACCAAAAGGCGATATTCGCCAATGACTTCAAAAAAGCGGCAGAGATAAAACAAAAAATGAAAGGGAATTTATCAGCGGCAGGGATTTCCCGGTTATATTAACGAAAGGATTTTAGATGGCAAATGAAACCACCACCACGACATTGACGGAAGCCATTCCGACGATTGTCACGAATTATCTTTTAGAGTTAGAGGAACGCGACGTTGTCCGTCCTCTAGTTACGCTCGACACAGCTTTACTTGGCGGGCCGGGTATTGTATCAAATACGCCGATTATTCAGAAATTGACTTCTGAAACCGACGATTCTTTGGCGAATCAGGCAATGGATTCCGGGACTGGGGTTGATACTTCTCCGAGCGCTGCAACGGCAGGTATGCACGGCGCGGTTGTGTTTCTCAAGGACATTGCGGCCCTGGGATCAGTAGGAAACATGGCAGCTGCAGCCGGGCAGCTTATTGGTCAGTGTATTATTACTCGTCGAGATACTGACCTTGTAACATTGTTCGCTTCTTTCTCAACCAACGTCGGAAGCGCTAACGTAGACATCACGCCTGGCGACTTTTATGACGCTTACGGTTCCATGCGGACGCACTTTGCTCCGCAGCCGTATGAGTGCGTTATGTACCCGCTTCATATTTGGTCAAGCGTTGGTATTATCACTTTCTTTGACAATTCCGCAGATGCCCTGCAATCATTTGGCATGGGTAGCGTAGGGGAAGATTTTACAAGAAGCGGATATTCCGGGATGGTGTTAGGGTTCCGTCTCTGGGCTGACGCGAATATCACGGTTACGTCAAACAATGCGTCTGGCGCCTGTTTCTCCCGTCAGGCCATTAAGTACACGCCGAAGCGCGGTCTTATGATCGAAGTACAGCGACACGCTCCGGAAGTCGGCGATTATATCGCCGGGAATGAAGCGTGGGGCGAAGCGATTCTCCGCGATACCCATGCTGTTGAAATGCAGTTTAATGTTGGCCCGTAAGCATAGGGCTGATTAACTTTATCGGGGGGCGGGTAATACCGCCTCCCGGTTTATAAAGGGGAATGACATGGCAAAACGAAAATTACCGCAAACTGACGCGGGAGCACAAGAGCAGGGAATTATAGAATCTCCAGAGCAAAAACTTGCTCGTCTTGAAGCGGAGAATGCGGCATTAAGAAATACACAGAATGAACTTGAAGCCAAGATTGCCGCGAACACGAACATAATGTCAAAAGATGATATGCAGTATTTCTCTGACTTGCAGTATCTTAAAAAAGTCGGTCGGGTTGAAACCAACACAATCAAAGTTAAGGAAACAAACGACCACAAGAATATTTCTTTGTGGACCAAAGAAGGAAAAAGGATCGGGCCGTTGCACCCGGACAATGCTCGTGCGACGTATGAAAAGTTTCTTCTTAAAGGCAAGCGGTTGTTAGTTAAACAACCGACGGAAGAAGAAATCGCCGAGTATAAGAAAACCCCGGAATATATCGCTGAAATGCAACGGGTTGCAGAGGACCGGGCAAGAAAAGAAAAAAGCCGGAAAGGAAAGGGGCTTGAACGGCTTCTTGAAGCAATGGCTAAATTGACGGGTCTTGATAAAAGCAAGTTAATGCAACTCGAAAAACAACCGCTTCCATTAAGTGAAGGGCGCGGGGCATAATGGCTTTTATAAGAAAAGTAAAATGTCCTCGTCATTTTCTTCTTAAACCTGGCCGGTCGCCCTGGATGTTAATTGATAATCCATATATCAAGAATATGCCGGAATGGGCGATTAAGCGTTGGGGGTTAAGAAGAAAAATACCATTTGTCAACAGTAAAGGACAAAAGGTAAGGGATAAAACGTCATTTTATCAACCCGAGAAAGAAGCATCTTTTTTTGTTCATTATGTTTATGATCCGCTTAACTTTGAATGTAAAAATGTTTGTAAAGGTCGCTGTCTTGAAGGTATAGAGAATCAGAATGCGACCATAGGAAAACGAATACCGACAACAGTTACAATGTGAGGGGAATATGGCATTAGGAGATAAAATAACAGTTGTTGAGAACGGAATTGAGATCACGCAGACCGAAGGGGAAGCGTCAATACGTAATGGCCAGGGCGAGCTTGTCGGCCGGCATAAAGTAATATCAGAACAAAGAAAACATCCAGACGGGCATATTGACGTTACGGTTAAAGTGCCGGCGTTTGGGACATAAAGGGGGGAACAATGGCATCCGGAATATATAATTGTTTCAAAACGGACCTTATGGTCGGTGATGTCAACCTGGGAAGCGGCGGGGATACAATCAATGTCGCTTTGTATAATAACAGCCATGCTTTCACAGCCACAGATACGGTATATACAACGACATACGAACTTACAACTACCGGAGGATATACCCAGGGCGGCCAGGCGTTAGGAAGTCAAACCGTATCAGGTACAAGCACGGTCGCATTTGACGGGGCAGATACCGCATGGACTTCTGCCACGTTTACGGCATATCACGCAGTTATTTATGATGTAACGAACACAAACAGCTTGATATGCTCGATTGATTTTGGCGGAGCGCAGACAGTTGCGTCCGGAACATTTACAATTCAATGGCACGCATCAGGGATCATAACATTAACTTAAAAGGAGATAACCATGCCTGAAAAAACTTTAAACATGACAATAACTCTTAATGTCGAGGGAGAAGAAGGATTAACCGTTACAATCGAGTATAGAAATACAACGCTTGAAACCGTAAAGCTCGTCGAGAATACAATCATGAAAGCGTTGGCAGAGATAAATCAATAATGTTTTCCCCGTCGCCGGTGATAGTTGTCGCGCTTAAAATTGTCGCTATCACATTAATTATTATCGGGATACTTATTATCAATGCGAGGGGATAATGCTCATTAAACTTCGATACAACAAAGCGACAGATCAATGGCGAATAATACGAAGCGATACCGGCAAGACAATCCAAGAGGTTTATGATTGTGCGACATTACCGGAGTTTTTTAACTTTGATGCCGACAAGCGGTTTGAATATGAAATATCTGTTCATTGCCGGGTTGTCGGGATAATGGAGGCGTAAAATGTGTAATACTTCAAAGAAGAAAAAAGGGAGAAGGAAATAATGATTGCCGATACCAAAAAAGTCCAAACAATGATTAATGTACTAGCGGACCAAATGACAATTATTCGGTCCGCAGTTGCTACAATGGTTGCGGTAAAAACGGCATATATCACGATTAATCCAGATCCAACAGGAACGCCATTACAGGGTAATGTTGCGGCTGTAAATACGGCTTTAACAGCATTGAAATCGGAAACAGACAAAGCATTATGGACAACATTGATTAAGGCAAAAGTTCCTTCCCACCGAGGGGAAGCAATAGAATATTAAGGAGGTAAAATAAATGGCAACAGCAACAATTTTGCTTCCCGTCGAATCAGCAAAGTTACCAAGCACAGCCGCCGCTGGAATTGATGGCGGGAATGATCAATGGTATCTTCTTTTTGATGATACCACCGTCGAGAAATGCCGGTGGCAGTTTCGTATGCCTGGGGATTATTCTTCTGGCCTTACTTCAAAAATACAATATTGTATGGCAACAGCCAAGTCAGGACTTGTTGCGTTTAATGTCTATATTATGGCAATCAGCGACGGGGATTCTGCCGACATTGACACGGATTCTTTTGATTCTGCAAACGTAGGATATGCCACAGTTCCGGGAACAGCCGGGTACTTGGACGAAATATCAACTTCATTGTCAAATGTAGACAGCGTTGCAGCCGGGGACTTGGTTGTTGTTTGTCTTGAACGCGCTGCTGATCAGACGAGCATTGACACAGCGACAGGCGACGCAAAAGTAGCAACATTTTCATTAACATATACGACGACATAATGAATATTTTTAAGTGGCTATTTAAAAATTTACTTCATAAACTATCCGACAATGCCGGAGCTTTATATTGCGACGGGGTTAATGGCGGGGCGTGGAAGGAAAGTGTTCTTGGTTCCACGTTTGATGCAATTACAATAAGTTTCATTATAACTCCATTTGACGTTGATGCGAAGAGTTATAAAACGTGGGACCAGATTATTACTTTTAATGGTAATGCTAACGCTTATTATATTCGTTTGGATGAAACTGGCGTTCCGATTGCTAGTTTCTTTCAGGGTGGAAGTACATGGACGAGAGTAACCGGCACAACAGCGCTTACTGACAATGTTCCTGTTGTTATAACATCAACATATAACAAAAATGCTCGCAGTAGTATATATATAAATGGGATGGAAGATGGATACACTACTGCTCCGAATACAGACATTGCTGGAACGACAGGATGGGATTTTTCAATAGGCGGCGAGGCATATAGAACTACTGATGTGATAAATAGTGCAACTTCTTTTTATGGTTTGGTTGAAGAATATTATGTTTGGGCTACTTGTCTTTCTGCTGATGAGGTCGCAAGATTAGCTACTAAGATACGAGGTATAGGAAGAAGCATTCGTACAAGTAGTTTATATTTGTATTTTCCTCTCGATGATTACCCAGACGGGACAAGTACGGTCGGAAGTTATTTTCATAATCATTATAAAGAAGTTGCTGGAAGACAAGAATTATTAGCGACAACAGGAAGCGAATGCCGAGCATCCGTACTTGTTAAATCAAAATCTTATATTCAATTCCCGCGTGTTGGAAGCGGGTTGATGCTTGTTAAACCTGACCCATTCTCTCTTGAATTAACATTAAATTCTCCGTCGGTAACAGCAGATCAAAATGTTACGCCAACCCCTAGTGCATTAGGGTTAACACTTAGTTTGCAATCTCCTACAATAGAAGCGATCCGTAATGTAACGGTAACGCCTGATGCATTAACGCTTTCTTTATCATTACAGACTCCGACAATATCAACAGTAACGAATGCTACCCCGACGCCAAGCACTTTGACATTAGCGTTAACGCTTAATTCTCCTACGATAGAAGCGATACAGAACAATACGCAGACGCCAAGTACATTACCATTAACGCTTACATTGAACGCCCCGACGGTTGTTGCCACCCAAACAAGGACGGTTACCCCGTCAACATTGACTTTGGCATTATCTTTATATGATCCATCTGTATCAATAACCGGGTCCGCCACCGTAACGCCTAGCGCATTAGATTTGACATTAACTCTTAATTCTCCGACATATTCGATAGCGGAGTTAAATATCCCGGCGACATTTGAACTCGCGCTTACCTTACTTTCTCCAACAATAGCGATAACCGAGATTCCTGATACATTAACTTTGGCATTATCTTTATTATCTCCCGGAATATCAACTTCTTTGCATGATACTGTGTTTGTAGATTTTCAGCAGTTGACTTTGTCTTTATTGGACCCGACGATAGAGGTCAGGGAGGTTCCGGACGTATTGGCATTAACTCTTTCATTATTGCAACCGGCATTTGTTATTTATCCGCATCCAGTTGAATTAACTTTGACTTTGCTTGATCCATATATCGCTTATGATTATTTATTAACCGGCATTGAACCGTTAGGCCTTAACCTTTCTTTGAATGATCCGCGTACAGATACGGGAGAATTTAGAAAAACAAAAGGTCCAAAACGTGATCCGGTTGAACCTATATCGAAACGAGTTTTAGCAGAATCAACAAACAAAATCGTTAACTCTGCAATCTATTAAAATAAGGAGCCGATTATGGCAGAGAAAGCAATCGCACAAGCGTTCTTAGAAAACAGCATTGGAACAGGGTTCGGGGTGTTGGTAGCGATTTTGTTATATATGCTTGTTCGGCATGTGCTTTGTCAGCAACGTGAAATTCTGGATATGGCGACGCAACAAAATGAAAAATGGCTGATTGTGGTTAAAGATATGCAAAGAAGTCAAGAGGTATTCCAGGCATCAGTTGCACAACAGCATAAGAATATGCTTGAAGCACAGGAAAACACATTAAAGTTTTTACAGACGACAAATATAAGAGTATGTCCGCAAGTATAAATAAAAGAAAAGTTTGGTGTAAATGCTGTCATGTATGGGTTGAAGTAATGGATTATGGAAGTATCTGGCGTTGTCCATTATGCAAGGAGATAATACAATATGATAAACCAATTCCTAAAAGCGAAAACAGACACGCTTAAACTAACAATATATTCAAATAATTGGCCTATTATACCGACGGCGGCATACATAACCCTGTATGATCCTGCCGGGAAAGAGATTCAGGCGCGGACGGCGGTTACTGGAATAAATATTGTTAATGGAGAAATGACGTATTCGCTTACCGCTGTCCATACAGCAGATACCGGGCTTAATTATAAAGCGTTATGGGAATATACTTATGACGGAACGGACTATCAGGAACAGCAATTATTTGATGTTGTTCTCAACAAACTTGCAATATCAATTACCGACGACGATTTGTTTTCTGAACTTGAATCACTGAAAGATGCGAATAAACAGGCGACCGGGACGGCTGACAGTTCAACTTCTTCGACTTTGGTTGATACCGAAAGAAAGGAATCAAATAACGCTTGGCGCGGGGGAGTTATTGAGATTACATCAGGAACCGGAGAAGGCCAACGGCGAAATGTAACGGCTTTTGTCCAGAATACAAGCACGTTTACCATATCCCCGAATTGGGAGACCGATCCTGACACAACAAGCAAATATTTTGTTGTCGGTTCTTATTCCGAGAAGATCGCGCAATCATTTAAGAAGATAGAGAAGATGCTTTATGACAAAGGGTTGCGTCACGCACTTATTATTGAATCTTCACAAATTGAGATACCGCTTATTTATTTGACTATTTCAAATATCTGTCTTGACCTTACCAGAGAAGAAGGGGATAAATGGAATATTCTTTTCAAAGAATATGATTCTTTATTTAAAGAATCCTTCTCAAACATGAAACTCGAATATGATGAAGATGAAAGTGGTTCTATCGTCGGACAAGAAAGCGGGCAGAACGTAACTGAGATAAGGATAGGGCGCGGATGATGTTAAGTATAAATATTCTTACTTGGAACAACATTGATACCATAGGCCGTGTTCTTGCGGTATTGAATCCGGAAGTGTGTTCCCTTAATGAATCGGGAGTTAAGACCGAGGTTATTATTGTTGATAACGGTTCAACCGACGGAAGCCAGGATTATGCGAATATAAAAAATGCGGAAAATCTTGGAATATCAAAAGGAAAAAATCAAGGCATTCGCACTAGTAAAGGCGAGTTTATTATGCTCATTGACGGAGACCTGGTCCCTGTCAGGAACAGTATAACTTGTTTGCTTGAATATATGGTCGGTAATAAAGAGATTTTAGCGTTAGGGTTTTATCCCAATAAGTTTACGAACCAGAAGGATCGGGAAGATTTTAAATATGCCGAACAATATTGCATGAGGTTACATGAAGTTAAACCGCATGTTTGCGCGTGTCTTTTTTATGGCATGTATCGTCGAGAAGTCTTTGATAAATGTATGATGGACGAATCTTATGGCCCTGGATATGGATGGGAAGATCACGATTTCTTTATGCAGATGAAAACAGCCGGGATTATTCAATATGTATGCGGGATTAATAACGCACACGGAAAATATTATCATGCAATTAACAGTTCAATTCGAAACATGGGACGCGAGAAGTTTATAACTTCGTCCAAAGAGAGAAATGGATATTATAGCCAGAAATGGGGATTAACCCCGAAGGGCGCAACGGTATGATTTCAAAACAAATAAATTCTCATCTTGACCAGGTTGATAAGCTGAAAGAACAGATCAGAAATGATATTGACGAACTTATCAAAGATATTAATTTGGAAGATGCCATTTCCAGCCCGGAAGATTTCTTTGATAGTTTGGCTATTGAAATAGGGGTGTTGATTATTGATAAATACGGACAGGAAGCAATTTCTTTAGGCGAAGATTTTTCAACAATGCTTGAGGGGTTAAAGAAAGATTTAAAGATTGAGGTTGCCGAGGAGGCAGACCAGAATGCAAGTTAAAATAAGAAAAGCATTGTCTTTCCCGACATTCGATTTCAGCAAGGAGTTAAAAGAGATTGCGGAAAAGATTTTTATTCCTGAACTCGCCGGGCGCATACAGGCCGGCGTTGATATTGATAACAATAAATATCCGTCATTAGCAAGCAACACTGTCCGCCAAAAAGAAAAAAAGAAAACGCGGTTTCATCCGGAAGCGCCGTTAATTGATTCCGGGGAACTGTTCTCATCTTTCCGGAGCAAGGAGAAAGCCAAGAATAGGCGCATTATTTATATTGATGAAAGCCGGGCGAAGATCGGCGTTATCTTGCAGAATGAAGGTGTTAAATCAAAGAAGTATGGTAGACGGCACTTCTTCTTTTTTGGTACGTCAAAGACAATGGAGAAGAACGCCGTTGAGTATATGCTTAACGTGATTAAACGGGAAATAAGAAATGGCAAGCGACGAACAGAAACAGTTTCTTCTTAACCGGGAATTTGAAACTTTGGCGATTATACTTGAATCTGTCGGCTCGAGAACTGCGATTACTTTAAAAGAATATATTGAAACTCGATTATTACAAGGTGCGACGGAGAAAGCTATCTTTGAAGAATTATCCACTGACCTTTTATCTGGCGGGCGGATTTTCGGAGAGTTCCGTAACTCAATTAAAGCTACCATGACAGGGGCTATACAAAAGTTCCGGGATGTCGGGGAGTTTGGCGCGCTTGATTTAAGGGAGAAAAAGAAGTTTCGTTGGGCAGCGGTGCTGGTTAATACTTGTCCAGATTGTTTTAGACGGCACGGGGAAGTTAAGACCTGGGATGCTTGGGAAGCGGAAGGGTTACCGAGGTCAGGGCATACGGTATGCAAGTCGAATTGTCAATGTATGTTAATACCGGAAGAATATACGGTATTGGAACCCATCAAACGGAGTTAAAATGAGTTATACCACAATCAAGAACGGACTTATTGGAATACTCAACGGATTAAACCTCGTCGAGGAGAAAGAAACAGTAGATTTTAAAAACAAAACTGCGATTAATTTTGATAATAGATATATCCTGACGGTTAATTCCGGGGACAAGGGAGAGTATACCGATACCCTTGTTGACAGAATGTATGATTATCAGGAATGGGATATTAAGATTGCATATAATCGGTCAGAGAATAATGACGTTGTTCAGTATGACAAGATGCACGCCAAGAGGGAAGAGATCATGCAGACGTTTGACGACCCGGATAATTGGTCGGGAATCGCGCAGTTAATACGGTATAACGGTTGGAAAGTTGAAGATTTATCGAGTTATTATCTTTTAACAATCCAATACGTCGTCAAGGACACAATTCTACATTAAGGGGGGAATACAATGTCAATGTTAACAAGGAAAAAAGTTCTTTTAGCGAAACTCGAAACAACCTATGGCAGCGACCCGACGCCGACAGCAGGGTCAAACGCTATTCTCGCAATCGAGCCTGATATCAAAGAGAATTTTAGTCCATTTGATCGCGGGATTCATCTTTCAACATTGAGCAATAAACCGTCGCTTACCGGGATGCAGTTTTCTGATATTACGTTCCGTTGCGAACTCAAAGGGTCCGGGACGCCTGGGACGCCGCCGAGAATGGGTGCGCTCTTGCAAGCGTGCAGTATGAGTGAAACCATTATCTCCGGGACGAGCGTAACGTATAAGCCGACAAGTTCAAGTCAGAAATCGGTATATCTCTACCTCTATGCTGACGGGCGGCTTCACAAAGTCGCCGGAGCCGTAGGGTCATGGAAACTGACATGCCCGCCCGGAGGAATAGCGATGTTTGATTTTAACTTCTCAGGGAAATATGTCGCCGCAACAAGCGCCGCGATTGTTACCGGGACGTATGACCAGGACCCGCCTCAGTGCAAGAGTTGTTCTGTAACGTATAATTCCTATACGGATTTTATTCCTAGACAGATCGAACTTGACCTTGCGAATACGCTTGCCCAACGGCCGAACCTTAATTCCTCTACCGGGCTTGAAGGATTTTTTGTTACTTCCCGCAAGCCGACAATGGTTATTGACGTTGAATCAACAATCGTGGCATCATATAATTTTAGAAGCGACGCTATGACAAACCAGAGAGAAGTTGCCTGGCAGGTCGGAAGTGTAGCGGGAAATATATGTTCAATCACGGTTCCTAAATACAATATTACTACCGTCGAGTATCAGGACGGGGATGGAATTTTGCTCGATAAAGTTACCGGCGAGTGTACGGTTAATAGTGCCGACGACGAAATCGAGTTGGTTTTTACTTAATTAACACTATACCTATAAGGGGGAAGTATGTTGCCAATCATTGATGTAAACCAACGGATTGAATTTTCAATCAGCACAGATCAGGACCCAAAGACAATTTTTATTTTGAAACCTCTTTCCGGGATTCAGCAGTTTGGATTATCAAGGAACCTTATCAGAAACGAAAACGGGACATATACCACAACGGAAGATTATGCGTCAAAGTTATTGAATCTTGCCATTGTTGAAATAAAAAACCCGGATATTAATGATGCGTATGAACTTGAAAAATATATAAGCAATCTTAATGTCAGCGCTGTTTCTGAACTTATTTCCAAAATAAGCGAAATGACGTTTGTTACGGAGGAGGAAAGAAAAAACTTATAATTGCCGCGCATGTAGGAGAAATGGGGTTTGATTGTGCGGCATGTAAAGAAGCGCAAAAGGTTGAATACGGGTGTGAACAGGATAGCCCGATACCGGATAAATGGACGTTATACGATTATAAATTCCAACGCTGTCCGGTTAAAATGTTAACCCCGGAGGTTAATCAATATATTTATGCTTTTAATATGATGAAGATAGGGTTTCTTCCTTCTTCCGGGGGATGGGCAGGACAAGCAAATAAGTTCCTTGAAGCTATTCAGATATTAGCGACCGAGGGAGCAAAGAATGGCAGAAAAAAACAGACTTGAGATTGAGGTCCTTGTAAAAGACGAAGTATCTAAGCAACTTGATGCGATACAAAAAAAGACAGATACTTTTTCCGATAAGGTAAAGAAAAACTTTGTTGAGATTGCCGCAAAGACCGCGCTTGTTGTTGCTGCATTTAAGACTCTCGAAAAAGCGGTTACGACCGTCGTCGAAGCCGCTTCCCGACAAGAAGATGCGGTAAAGAAACTCAATACTCAGCTTGAAATTAATGGTCAGTATACCGCTGAACTTTCGGATTATCTTGTCCGGTACGCAGACGAGTTACAATCAACAACACGATTCTCGAATGACGCTATAATCAAGCAAGAAGCGTTTGCTATGGCTATGGGTGCGTCGGCTGATCAAGCAAGCCAGATTGTTAAGGTTGCCGCTGATATGGCAGCTTCGCTCAATATTGACCTTAACGCAGCGACGAGAAACGTAACAAAGACACTTGGGGGATTTGCCGGGGAACTCGGTGAGGTTATCCCTTCATTAAAAAATCTTACCCAGGAACAATTACGGGCCGGGGAAGGCGTTAATCTTCTGGCGACGTTGTTTGCCGGCGCAGCGCAAAAAGATGCACAGACTTTTTCAGGATCAATAGACCAGCTCAAGAATGCTTGGGATGATTTCAATAAAACAATAGGAAACTTTTTAATTAATAATCCGGTTGTTAAAGAAGCCATAACCGGATTGACTAATGGTATTCAGCAACTTATCAGAGAAATAAACACTTATACAAAAGATCAAGCGCGGTTTGAATCTGAGAAACTTATTGAACAGCTTGATGCGCGGGTTAAAGAAATAAATGCAAAGATCGCCGCATTAAAGGCCGGGGAGGCATCCGGAAGCCAGCAGATAGCTTTTATGGAAGAACAGTTGCAGAAAATCAATTCTTCTATACGAGGGTATAAAGCGCTTACTATCGTAAAGGAATTATCAGCAAAGCAACAAGAAAGATATAATGACCTTCTTATTCAACAGCAACGTCTTGAAGAAACAATAAACCGTATGCAACTTGAATCTGCTGATTCCCCGGAAAATCTCGAACGTATTAATGCTCTTATGGAAGAACGGACAGTGTTGATGCTGATGATCGCGGAACAAAAGCAGCGTATTATTGAACTCGACCAACAGCAGAATATCATTGATCTTGAAGCAATCGAAGTTGCCAAGCAGCGTGCGGAAGAAGAAAAGAAAGCAGCAGATGCGCTTCTCGCCACAAAAGAACTTGAGAGCAGTATCGCTAATCAGGCGTTTGCAACAGCAAAAACTATCCAGACATCACTTGGTAACGCTTTCGCCAGAATTATAGACGGAACAATGACAGCTAAAGAAGCCATGAAAGAATTTGGTTCCCAGGCAGTTGCAACCCTAGCAAATTTTGTTGCACAACAGATTGTTGCCGCGACTATTGGCAAAGCCATGACGGTTGTTTTAACAACCATGCTTTCCGGTATGGCGGCTACAATATCAGCGGCGTTTGCTCCTGCGGCAGCGGCTGTTTCTTTGGCGACGTTAGGCGGGAACGCGGCTCCGGCTATCGCAGGGATGGCGACAACCCACGCGACGGCTATGGCGTTATTTACTCCGAAAGCTATGGCTTATGGCGGGGAAGGGGTTGTTACAAAACCGACATTATTTCTTGCCGGTGAGAATGGACCGGAAAGCTATAACTTCACTCCTTTGGATAATTCTTCTTCGTCGGGAATAACAATACATATCGGCAATATAACCATAGGTTCAAAAGAAAATATTTCTGATTTAGCGGAAGAACTTGGTTTTGAAATTGAACGCAGACTTCGTTATGCGAGGGGGATATAATGGCAACGGCAATTAAAATAACTCCCAAGAATCTTATCGGTGATTTTGGATATTGTGAATCCTGGTCCCTGGGAACGTCAGTTGCCCCGGACGGGTGGACCATGACAGGGACCGCCGGAAGCGTTGCCCGCGAAGGGACCATTGTTAAGTTTGGTTCTTATTCAATGAAGATAACTTCCGGTTCATCTTCAACGTATTCCGCAGAATATTCGTTTAGTGATTATTCCTCTTATAAAGGCAGGACAATGACTTTTGGAGCATATATTTATTGTGGGACAGCGGATAAAGCAAGAATAAGTATTTATGACGGAGTATCGACGAGTAATTCTTCTTATCATACGGGTTCAAGCACATGGGAATATGTTTCTGTAACTGCCAAAATTGATTCTTCCGCAACTGAGATAACTCTTTCTTGCGAAGTAGCAAGCACATCAATAGCAGCTTATTTTGACGGCGGGATTTTTGTCGAAGGGGAAACCGCTTATATTGATTTATCCGGAGAGATTGAGGATTGGAAACCGGCAACGAAGATAACGCTATCTAAGTTTGAACTTGCCCGCAGGGATGAAACTTATATTGATATGGAAAGCGTTGTTTCACGTGAAAAGTCAATCAGTATAACCGGAAATATATATAAATCAACCGCTGCTTTGGCAAGAAGTGAATATGATACTATTCTTCAAAATCTTTTCCCTGGCGAAAAATGGCTTTATCTTTTTGACGATAGGTATATCCCGGCGGTGTTATCTTCCGAAAACGCAACGTATAAAGCCGCATTGAAATATCTTAAATTCTCTTTGACTTTTACCGCTCCGGGATCATTCAATTATTATATTTCGCGGTTACGAGATACAGAGGTTATTTCTTCAACGCCGACGAGCTTTAATTTTAGTTATGCCGGGGGGATATTTACTCGCCCGAA